GTCAGTTGTTTATGCAGTATGTCCGTGCCCTTAAAGAAAGCAGATGCAGATATTTTCTATACGAAAATAATTACAGCATACATAAGAATATCAAAGCATTTATTTCTGATCAGCTTGGCGTTGAGCCTATTATGATAAATTCCGCACTTGTATCTGCACAGCAAAGAAGGCGATGTTACTGGACAAATATCCCGAATGTCACACAACCTGAAGATAAAGGAATTCTTCTTGCAGATGTACTTCAAAACGGTATTTCATGGCAGGATAAGAGTTACTGCATGACTTCTACATACAACGGAGCAACATTCTCAAATACTGTAATTAGGAAACAGCGAACTATGATTGCTGAGCCTGTCATTTTACAGCGAGGGCATGGTTTTAATAAGGGCGGTATCAAATCCGGAAAAGCGCCTACGATTACTGCGAATGGGTGCTGGCAGGAAAATAATAAAGTTGTTAAACCTGTGCGAATTGGACAGATAGGCAAAGGTGGTCAAGGTCAGCGTATTTACTCTATTTCTGGAAAATCGGTTGCACTCTCTGCAAATGGCGGCGGTCAAGGTGCAAAAACAGGTCTTTATAAGATTGACTTGCCCGACGGTGATTATATAATACGAAAACTTACGCCCATTGAAGCAGAGCGTTTACAGACTTTGCCTGATAATTACACAGCAGGAATCAGCAATACACAGCGGTATAAGTGTATTGGCAACGGCTGGACAGTGGATGTTATTTCACATATTTTATCTGGCTTAAATAAAATCCCCCGCATCGGAGGAAGCCGATAGCGAGGGACTAAGAAAAATATTTACAAGCTTATTTTAACATAAGTAGAAAGGAATGTCAAGTACGTGACGATACAATCTTGGAGCGGTGGAAAAGACAGCACGGCAAGCATCATATTAGAACATATGCACGGACTTCCAAAATCCAGAATTGTATTTGTGGAGGTTATGTTTGACCATAAGAGAAATATTTCAGGGGAACTACCAGAACATATTGATTTTGTGAAAAACATTGCAATTCCTAAGTTTGAGAGTTGGGGCTATGTAGTAGATGTAATTCATAGTGAAAGTGATTATTTTCAAGAATTTTATCACGTAATTTCAAAGTCGAAAATACCAGAACGTAACGGAAAATACAGTGGATTTTTTCTTGGCGGTATGTGTGCTGGAAATGATAGGTTAAAAATGCGACCATTGCATAAATATCATGCACAGTTTACGAATGCCACATACATAGTTGGAATTGCCGCTGATGAATCTGAGAGATTGCAACGACTAAAATCCGGTAAACGCTCTTTGCTTGCTGAATATGGCTATACTGAGCAGATGGCATACGATTTATGCAAAGAACATGATCTTTTGTCTCCAACTTATAAAAACAGGAATCGTGGTGGCTGCTGGTTTTGCCCGAATCAGAATATTGAGCAGTTTGCAATACTGAAAGCGCAATATTATGATTTATGGTCAGAACTTAAAAAAATGTCAGAAGAGAAAAATTTAGTATCAAAAGGTTTTAGATATGCAAAAACTTTTGAACAGGTTGAAAAAGAGGTAGACGCATATCTTTTAATACAGGATATGTGTGCGAATCAAACGTCTTTTTTTGAGGAGGAAAGTCAAGCACATAGAAAAATAAAATATACGGAATTCAAGAGGTGATTTTATGGGAATACCGGTACTTATCATGGGAGAAAGCGGCAGCGGAAAAAGCACATCTCTTCGCAACTTTGAACCCGGTGAGATAGGCGTTTTTAATGTGGCAAGCAAGCCACTTCCCTTTCGGAAAAGACTGCCATGTGCAGATGCGGCAGATTATCCGATGATCGTTAATACACTTAATCAGCATAATCTGAAAAGATATGCAATTGATGATAGTCAGTATCTTCTTGCATTTGAATTTTTCGACCATGCAAACGAAAAAGGATATGAGAAATTTACTAATATGGCGCTGAATTTCAGCAATCTAATAAGGTTTGTTCAGCTAAGTACACCGCCTGAGTGCATTGTATATTTTTTGCATCATATAGAGACGATATACGACAGCATGGGCAATAAGAAAATGAAAGCAAAAACCATTGGTAAAATGCTTGATGAAAAACTTACAGTCGAAGGCTTGTTTTCTATCGTTCTGCTATGTCAGTCAGACGATACTGGCAGACACTATTTTGTGACACAGGCAAATGGAAAATCTACCGCAAAATCTCCGATGGAAATGTTTCCGCCGGAGATCGACAATGATTTAAAACTGGTGGACAAGACCATCAGAGAATATTACAACATGGAGGGTTAAATTTATGGCATTTTTACAAGGTGTTCAAGGAGCAAATGGTATCCAGGAGAAAACATACGGCGGCAGCAGTTTTGCACCACTTCCGGCAGATGGATATGTTTGCAGAATACTGGAAGTGAAAGTAGATCAGACGCAGAAAGGAAATACATATATTAAGCTTCGATTTGATGTAGCCGAGGGTGAACACGCAGGACATTTCCAGAAGCGTTTTAATGCTGATGCAAACAGTCAGTACGGTCAGAAATGGAAAGGAATTTACAAAATATTCCTTCCAATTTTCAATGGAGATAATGACAAGTATATGAATGCGATCGCATTATACAAAGGTCAAATCAACACTATTGCACGGTCTAACAACATACAAGAACCTAATATCGAAGCAGGATATGACCCGGATATTTTCAAAGGTTGTACAGTAGGTATACTGTTTCGTGACGCAGAATACAACTGCAATAAATATACAGAACCTGCTTTTTTATGTGAAACGCAGAAAATCAGATCAGGAGATTATGAAGTGCCTGCTCCACGTATTCAGTCCGCTACAGCAGGAGCAGGATTTAATATACCATCACCTAATGGAAGCGTGTATGCTGCTGCTTCGTTTTCACAACCACAGCAACAGGCGTTTTCACAGCCTGCTCAGGCGTCTCCTTTTCAGCAGCCTGCTCCTGCATATGGAAACAATTATAACACTGCTCCGACAAATACACAGCAGCCGGTATTGGGCGATCTCAGCGACTTTGAGGAAATTATCAGTAATGATAAAGTGCCGTTTTAATTGTAAATATTTCATGAAACTTGAAGGAAATACTTCAAGTTATTCCTCCACGTGATCATTTGTAGAGGAGGTAATAAAAAATGACGGATAAAAAAAGTTTTATACTCTACATTGAAAGAAGAAAAGAAATAGAAATGCTCTCAAATGAACAATGCGGTATTTTGTTCAAAGCGATTTTTGAATATGCAGATACAGGGAATGTCATTGATATTGATGATTTAGCTGTTAAACTGATGTTCAGCGTTTTCAAGGCGCAGATAAACAGAGAAGCTGAGAAATGGGAAGAAGTTCGCAAACGACGTTCAGAAGCTGGTAAGAAGAGTGGTGAATCCAGAAGAAACAAATCTGAACAAAATCGAACAAAACGAACAAATGTTCATTTTGTTGAACAAGAGCAAACAAAACGAACTGTTAATGTAAATGTAAATGATAATGTTACTGTATTATCATTATCTAAAGATAATGATAATATAAAACAGCAGGCATGCACCGCTCCAAAGGGAGCGGCACAGCCAGCTGGATTTGATGAAGAGCTGTATAGAGAGATACCGCTTGAAGAAATCGACCCTGATCCTGATAACTGGGCATAGGCGGTGATAAAGTGAAGTACAAGCTGGAACAATCAGACATATATGCTTTCGCTGCACGTTTGGGAATTGCTACAAGAGCTAAAGGAAATGAGATAAAATTTCAATACTGCCCATATTGCAAAAGCAGTAGCCATGATCAATGGACGTTTTCCATAAATGCCGTTACAGGCGCTTTCTGCTGTCCACGTGCTTCATGCGGTGAGCAGGGACATTTCGTAGAACTTGCAAGGGACTTTGATTTTGAACTTCAAAGCATTGCGCAAAGTCAGTATAAAGAACTGCCAAGGGTGCGACTGGTAACATCTTCACCGGCAGAAGATTATCTTTTCAGCCGTGGCATACGCAAGGAAGTCACCCGTGCTTACGGCGTTACAACAAATCCCAAAGACTCAAATCAACTGATATTCCCCTTCTACACAAAAGCAATCGATGCAGATGGTGAGATACATGAGCGTATGGAGTTTGTGAAATACCGGCTGATAAATTACGACAGGAGCAGGCACAAGTCAAAGGAATGGTGTGAAAGCGGCTGTAAACCTATTTTGTTCGGTATGGATCACTGCGACCCCGATAAAAGCAAAACGCTTATCATCACCGAGGGTCAGATAGACAGCTTGTCACTCATCAGTGCAGGTATACCCAATGCGGTCAGCGTACCAAACGGCGCAAGGGGCTTTACGTGGGTGGAGCATTGCAGAAAGTTTGTAGAACAGTTTGATACGATCGTTGTATTTGGCGATTGTGAGCGAGGAAATATTACTCTTGTCAGTGAGATACGTGAGCAGTTCCCGAATATTAAAATCAGATCACCGAGAATAAAGGATTATCTTGGCGAAAAAGATGCAAATGATATTCTCAGAAGTTTTGGCGAACGGGCACTCAGAAAAGCTGTTGAAAAAGCAGAAGCTTTTAAGCCTTCCACTATAAAAGAAATGGCAGATGTCGCACAGGTCAATATGGACGATGTACCTCATTTTCTGACACTGTTTCCGAAGCTAGACAGTGCTCTTGGCGGATTTTATGAAGGTCAGCTTATCACGCTCACAGGGAAACGAGGAACGGGCAAAAGTACATTTGCAAGTATGTTTGCAGTAGCCGCCCTGTATCAGAACTGGAATGTTTTATTCTATTCCGGAGAAATGGCAGACTATGAGGTCAAACGATGGATAGACTTTCAGATAGCAGGAGAAAAGGCGATCAAGGAGAAGGTATATACATCCACATCGGGATATTATCTTGAACCTGAACATGAAAAGCAGCTTTCGGATTGGTACAGGCATCGTCTGTTTATCATAGACAATGATGCACTGGGTGAAGATACAAACGGCAATATGGATATTATCACAGAAACAGAAGCGGCAGTTCGCACATACGGCGTACAGTTCGTTGTTATTGATAATCTTATGACTGCTATTGACGCAGGAGAAAATCTCTATATAGAGCAAAGCCGATTTACAAGGCGTTTGAAAGCACTTGCACGAAAACTTCATATCGTAGTGCTGCTCATTGCACATCCCCGTAAAAGCAAGACTAAGGAGCTTGATAGTGATGAAATATCCGGTTCGGGCGATGTTGCGAATTTGTCGGACACTGTTATATCCCTTGATCGTGTGAGAAAAACAAAAGATGATGGTGAGCAGATAAACCAGACACTACTTGCAGTACAGAAAAACAGAGCAACAGGTATACTTGTTCAGGGTGATGATCGTATTCCGCTTAGACACAGTAAAAAATCAAAGAGGCTGTATCAAATCGGGGATAAAGGAATTTTAGGATTTCCGTTCAGTGCTGAAACAACAAAAGTTCAAAAAACAAAATTGCCGTTTTAGGAGGGATTCTTTGGAACTTAAAGAACTTGATGAAATAGCGTATGAAATGCAGATATTGCCGGCAGGACTTAAAATGCCTGAATCATATTATTTTCTTGCTATGCGTTCGCTGTACGCTGTATTTTTATCCGGTAAGATAACGGCTGATCAGGCAAAGGAAGAAAAGAAAGCCATTATAGGTACATACAGAGCGTTTGAACTCGTTTACCGTATCGGAGAACACGATATGAATATTCTCAGGCAAATACAAAGCAATAAGAGTTATTACGATAAAAGTGGGTGTCCAGTATGCAGACAGCTTGCAGATCAAATCAGCGGACTTGCCATTGAGCTTACAAATAACTGCACGGAAGGCGGTGCTTAAAGCATGGGTGAGCTTAGACCTTATCAGACCGATCTTGTATCACGTTTAAGCCGGTCTTGGCGCTTAGGACACAAAGCACCTTGCATTGTACTTCCGTGCGGCGGTGGTAAATCTGTCATAGTTGCAGAGATAGCACGGCGTACTACTGAAAACGGTAAGCTTGTACTATTCCTTGTTCACAGAAAAGAACTTTGCGATCAGATCAGGAATACGTTCAAATGGTGGGGCGTTGACATGGATTTATGTAATATCATGATGGTACAGACTGCTGCCAGAAAATTACAGCGTATGGAGTGTCCGTCCCTTATCATAACAGACGAGAATCATCACAGCAAAGCATCTACATATCAAAAAATATATGACGCATTCAGCAGTGCTTATCGTGTGGGCGTGACGGCTACTCCTGTCAGGATAGACGGAAGTGGTTTAGGTGATGTCAACGATGATCTGATAATAGGTGTATCCGCAAAATGGCTTATTGAAAACAATTGCCTTGCACCATATGATTATTATGCACCATCTGATATAGATATGTCATCACTTCATACACGTCATGGTGAATACGACATGTCAGAAGCAGAGGAGATGCTATCTGATAAGTGTGTATATGGTGATGTGATCAGACATTATAACGAATATGCTAAGGGCTTAAAGGCTGTTTGCTATTGTGTTTCTATTGGATATTCAAAACGTATGGCGCAGGAATTTTGTGATTCAGGAATTCCGGCAGCTCATATTGACGGCAGCACCCCAAAGAGCGAACGTGATCGTATTATAGCAGATTTCAGAAACGGCAGCATTAAAATTTTATGCAATGTAGATTTGATCTCAGAAGGATTTGACGTCCCGGATTGTGGGTGTGCTATCCTGCTCCGACCTACAAAGTCTTTGACACTGTACATTCAGCAATCTATGAGATGCATGAGGTACAAAGAGGGCAAGCGTGCTGTAATTCTTGACCATGTAGGCAATGTAAGGCGTTTTGGAATGCCGGATGATGACAGAGAATGGTCGCTTGATGTAAGAAAGAAAAAGTCAGAAGATGAATTTGATGTCATATCATGTGAGTACTGTTTTTTTACATTTCCGAAGATAAACAAGGGCGGAAAGCGTGCGGTATGCTGTCCTAACTGTCATATGCCCTTAAAAAAAGCTGACAGTAAAAACAGAGAGGCAGACAGAGAGCCTACAGAAGAAAAGGGAGCAGTTCTTGAAAAGGTAACAGAGGTTCATGTTATCCCTGCTATGCCGTCTCAGTGCAGAACGTACAGCGATCTGGCAGCATATGCAAGAGCTAAAGGTTACAAGCCGGGTTGGATATATCATACAGCTAAAAGAATGGGGATACAGCCATATGACAGAAGAACACAAAATACAAAATGAGATAAGGGCTGCTGTATCGGAATATTGTGTGATCTTTCGTGCCAACGTTGGCAAAGGGTTCACAAAAGACGGCAGATATTTTGATACCGGACTGCCTGTCGGATTCTCCGATCTGTTCGGTGTTAGAAAGTCTGATGGGAAAGCCGTATTTATTGAGGTTAAAACGAAAAAAGGTCGTGTAACAGAGCGACAGCAGAGATTTTTAAGCGAAATGCTGAAAAATGGTGCGATCGCAGGTGTTTGTAGGAGTAAAGAAGAGGCTGTGGCACTTGTAAGAAAAGAGGAATAACTAAAATGATCAAGAAACAATGTGTTGTATGCGGTAAGGAATTTGAAGTTGTAAATTCTCATTACTGCCTGTGTTCTGATGAATGTAGGAAAATAAGAGCTAGAATGCAGTGGTCAAATCCGGAGTACAAGCAAAAGGCAAATGAAAGGACCAGGGAAAGGCGAAGAGTGAGAAACAGACTTAACCCTAAAATTATTCCTTGCAGAATATGCGGTAAGCCTGTAGAGCCTGATTTTTATGGTGACCGTATGTGTAGAAAATTCCATCATGAATCATGTGTACTCTCAGAAGCTTTACAGGCGGTCTCTGAGGGATTCGGTAAGAGTGATAAGAGAATTAAGAGAGCGTATAATTTGTGCTGTTACACGCTCAAAGAACTGCGTGAGGAGGCGTGTCAAGGATGAAAGCACGAGCAAGAGAAACAATAGCACAGAAAGCTGCTAAGTCTGAGTTTGAAAAATATGCTGTAGGATATGCAAACCATGTTGCACAATGCATGACGGCACTGTTTATGTGTGAAATGCATGATATGTGGGGATGCGGTATTAAAACTTGTCAGAAACGTTTTATAGATCTTACATCAATGCTGAATGCACCGCCTATATTTGGCAGGGATATACATGATCGTGATTACATAGATCGGTGTAAAAATGAGCTTGGTATAGATGTAGAAAAGGACGTTAAAATCAAAGTAACAATAGAATACGCCTAACAGCCACAGAACGGGCGTGTAATGTGTTTTAGTGACTTGATGCATAAACTTAGCCTATTGAATACAAAAGTGGCTTACAGGCGATTTTGAGAGGAGTTAGAAAAATGAGTGATGAAACTTTAGAAATGTTGTGGAAGATGCTTTCAGATGAACAGCTTATGGAAATTCGTGAAAAAGGTGCAATGGACAGCCGCACAATGGCTTCGTTCAAAACCGAATTAATGATGAGATGCTTAATTGATTTAGATGAATTGATGGCAGCTTTCTTTTGAGAGGAGTTTGAAAAATGATAGAAGTACGTGTAGGTCCGGTACTGGATTTGATTGAAAAAGAACTTGAAACAATGGATGAAATAAGTCCACAGAACAGGCAGCTTTATCAAGCTCATGGCATATTACAAAAAGCATGGGAAGATATGATCGAACAAGCGATGCAATGTAACAGTGAACTTTTGGATATGTGGCAAAATTTAAATGCTGGTGATGTAAGAAATGCAATGGCAGCGATGGAACGTTTTAAGCATCAGTCAGAATGGTTGGTTAAAAAATCAGCTGTGATGGCAGCTGCTGCAAATAAAGAAGAGCAGAATTTTGCTAAGATTTTGGAGGAATTGAAATGACTAAACAAGAAGCAGCAGTAATTGAAACGTATACAGGAATTTGTATGCTAACAGGTGAAAACCGAAAATACGCCTATGAATATGCAAGCAAGCTGATAGGCAAACCGATTTTTACACATGAGTTTCCAATGCTTGAAGAAGTGTTGAGAGAAAAGTCTAAACCTGATTTTATACAGATCTGTAAGAATTTGGAGGACTGAAAATGAAATTGATTGATAGCCTGAAAGTAAGAATCTGAAAGGTTAAGGAGGACAAGAATGAGATTACTTGATGCGGATAAACTGAAACCTAAAATCAAATATATAGCAAAAAGCTATGGTATGGGGGCTTTTACAAAAGAAAAGCTGCTTGATGCTATTGATAAATGTGCCATCGAAGCCGAACCTGTGAGACACGGAGAATGGGTGTTCGGAGAATTTGATATACCGCACTGCTCTGAATGTGGCACTGAGATAGCGCCTCATGAAATATCTCAGTATTGCCCTTTCTGCGGCGCTAAAATGGATTTGGAGGAATAAAATTATGCTGAAAAAGATAATCAGTAAAATAGAACAGTTGCAAAGAAAATTGCGCTATTCTTGCTACAAAAATATAGAATCTGCTAAGGATGGAAAATGCCCTGGACTGGCTGGTGGTACAAAAGCAACTGAGTATTTAAGTGAGACATGCATAGGTTGTCCGTATCTTTGTTTGGATTGGGAGGAAAATAAAAATGACTAAAGAAGAACTTTTAAAAGAAATTGAAGAGATAAAAGAAGCTGTTTTGGTAAGCCATCGTCGTATGGATGTTCTTGAAACGGAAGTGAAAAAATTGGAAGAGCCTAAGCCTTGGAAGCCGGAACATAATAAAGAATTTTGGTTTGTGTCTGGGGCTGGACAAGTACGTAATGAGGCATGGGATGATTATATTTGTGAGCCATTCTATAATGTTGGTAACTGCTTTCCCACAGAAGAACGTGCTGAACAAGCCGCAGAAAAAATTAAGATGCTTTTGAAATTGGAACAGTATCACGATATGTTCTGTCCGGATTATGTGCCGGATTGGAATAGCAGGGTTGAATGGAAACACTATGTATATTACGATACTTTGAAAAAACAATGGGAACGCGGAAATGTCAACCATTGCAAAGATGCCGTGCAAGTCTATTTTTACAGTAAAGAAACCGCACAGAAAGTTTGTGATTTGCTGAATCGGGAGGAGAATGATAATGAGCAGAAGTAGTTTATGGGGGATTGACAATAGATATATTGGTGAGGAGCTCATAGAATATAAAAACTCATGGCTATTCACGCCAATTGTTGTGCAGGTCGTTTCCGAAAAATACGCATCTGAAATGCTGAAAACACCGTATGGACTTAGACAGGTTATTACTAGTTTGGAGTTCAATCAAATCTGGAATACTGTAAACGAAAGAGTAAATCATTGTGATAATACTTCTGACAGAATATGTTGGGAAATGAGTAATCAGCAAATCTTTTTTACTAAGGATAAAAAGTGCATTGCAGATGCAATCAGGATTTTCGTAAAAAATAATACGCAGTATGACATATCAGAGAAGGATGGAATCAGTTCATTATGCAGAGAACATATCATTGAAAGGTTTCTTGAAATCGCCAACGATATCGAGTCTCTTGACGAAGATAAATTTCCGTATTTTGTTTTCAAAAATACATCTTGCGACGATAGCGTTGAATGGTGGTTTTTCGGATATAACGAAGATACAGACGAAGAAGAAATAAGATCACTTAAAGATCATAACAAATTTATTACCGAATTTGTTGTGATTGAAGATGGGAAAATTAAAGGTTTTAAAAGTAATCTGGATTTTAATTATGAGGATGATGAAAATGAATCTGTACAAGGTTGAATTTAAAGGTTATGCATATGTAGAAGCTGAGGACGAGGAAGAAGCGAAATCTGCTTTTGAACTTGACGAATTTGAGTATAGGGAGAAGTCTATTTGTAACGTTACGGAAAAAAGTATATTGGATATGTACCGTGATATGGAGAAAGGACTTGATTAAAAATGAATACTGAGTTTTTATGTAGAGGGAAAAGAGTAGATACACATAGATGGGTCGATGGGTATTATGTAAAACTGTTGGTCAATGCAGTAGAGAAAGCATATTTGCATCTCATTATTGGAAAAAATGATGGTGAGTACAATAGTGTTGATGTAGAAACCGTTGGTCGATGTACAGGTTTAGTTGACAAGAACGGCTTAACGATCTTCGAGGGAGATATTGTGGAAAATATTGATGGTATTTATGTTGTTAAATATTGTAAGTCTTTAACTCGTTTTGCACTTGTGCATGATGGAATGTTGTCTGGACGTCTTGTATCTTTTGGGACGGTTATTGGCAACATCCACGACAATCCAGAACTGATGGGAGGTACAGAAAACGATGGAACGATTAACTAAAATTATCGAATTACATAATGCACTGCCATTAAGTATGGTTGAAATCGAAACAAAAACTAATGAGACTTGCGTATATGGTCATGCTGTAGACGTTTTAGCTGCATATGAAGATACTGGATTAACTCCTGGACAAGTGCAGCGATTGCAGCAAGAAAGCTCCGATCTGAAACGTCTGATGAAATTGGCAGTGGATGATATTGAAAGTTTATTTGTTGCTTGCGATTCAGAATATAACATGCACAATAAATTGACGGTTCCGGGAAACTGCAAATACTGTAAAAACTATTCTGAAAACGGATGTGTAAATGATGCTATTTGTAAATGGCGTTACGCCGATGAAGCTAAGGAGCTGATCAATAATGAAAATGAATTGGATTCCAATTGATTTCGCACTTCCAGCTAAAGACGGAAAATACATTGTTACCAAGGTGGTTTTTGCTGGTCTTAAAATTGCTGATTGTGTAACATATGGTAGCAAACGTAAAGAATGGTATACTGGTGATAAAGTTATAGCCTGGATGCCGCTGCCGGAGGCGTATAAGGAAAGCAAATCACAATAAATTGTATCAATCTATTGCACCTGCATACAAAATATGGTATAATAAGCTTGACTTAATATGCTTAAAAGGAGCTGATATATTTGAAAAAAACACGCCTGCAATGGATGTCTGAAACTGAACTAAAATGGTTTTGCCGTCAATATAATGATAAATTGAAATACATAAAGCAATATCCTAATGACATAAAAACCAAAGACTATTTGCGTGACATAAATATGATCGAGACAGCATTACATATCGTAACAGATTCAGCCACATATGAGCCACTAAAAAAGCATATTACAAATAAAAATATGCCTTATGAAAGGCTTGGAGCTGTTCCGATGGGGCGTAGGCAGTTCTATGCAATGAGGGCAAAATTCTTTGAAAAATTACAGCGGTTACGATATGCATAGTTACAGGCGTTTTTGAATTGCTTGCATGAATTAAATAATGTTAAAGAGCGTACTTTTCGGAGTACGTTCTTTTTTTGCGTTTGAAAAAAGGGTCACAAATTAAACTATGAATTTGATACAATGTAATTAATACAAGCAAAAAGCAGCAAAGCATTTATTTACTGTTATAAGAAAGTAGGCTGATATAATGTGAGAAATTAGGTGATGCAATATGCAAGAGCCAAAGTTAAACCCACGGTTGCAATTAGTGGCAAAATATTATGTAGGCGAGGCTTGCGGAAATGCTGAAAAATCGGCTGTTATGGCTGGATATAGTCCCAGCTATGCACGTGGAAACGCACATAAATTAATTAAAAGACAGGATGTACAAGAATATATCAAATATCTCAATGTATTATCTGAGAATGATCTTAAGAGTCATGTTGCTACCACAACAGAGATACAGACGTTTTGGACAGATATTATGAAAGATTCAGATTCATCCATTAAAGATCGTTTACGTGCATCGGAGTTATTAGCAAAAGCAAAAGGATTGTTTCGAAATGAATGGTAATTTCTATCAGTCAAAAGAATGGATAAAGCTCATGTCTGTGATTCGCATGGAAAGAGTAAATGAATATGGACAGGTCATCTGCGAACATTGCGGAAAGCCTATCATTCACAAATACGATTGCATAGGGCATCACGTCATAGAACTTGATGAACATAATGTTCATGATGCAAATGTCGCACTGAATCCAGATAATATAATGTTGCTTCATCATAAGTGTCATAACAAGATTCATGATAAGCTGGGTATTTATCGTAAGCAAGTATATCTTGTATATGGTTCTCCTTTATCAGGAAAGAGTACATATGTACATGACAATATGCGGAACGGCGATCTTATTGTTGACATGGATAACATATGGCAATGCCTTAGCGGATGCGATAGATATGTTAAACCTAACAGATTAAAAAGCTGTGTGTTTTCAATAAGAGATGATCTTCTTGATATGGCGCGCATACGTCAAGGCAAATGGCTGACTGCTTGGGTAATAGGCGGTTATCCTTTAAGCAGTGAGCGTGAACGTCTCATAAAAAGTCTGAATGCAAGAGAAATATTCATAGATACTAACAGGGAAGAATGCCTTAGCAGATTACAAACTGTTAATGATGGGCGTGACACTAAGGAATGGGAAAAATATATCCGTGATTGGTGGGAAAGATTCTGTTGACACCCCCCACACTTCAAAAAATTTTAAGCTCTGGGGAACTGTTGCAGGGGGGGTCTTTCTCGCAGAAAGTGAAAAAACGAGATTTTTGGTTTTTGAATTTTGGAAAAGGAGATAAAAAAGTGGAAAGAAAAGAAGAACTAATGAAACTTGTACAAGATTCAAATGAACTTACTATCATACCGCTTATTGATAAGATGCTGTATCTTGAAAATCAATTAGAATCCCTTGAAAAACTTCCTATGATAAAGGTCAATCCGGATAATCCCATGCAGCAAAAAGCAACACCTGCTGCTAAACTTTATAAAGAATTTTTACAGCAATATGTAAACGTTGTGAAAGTAGTGGCAAAGGCAACGGGGGCAGAAAATGAGCAAGAAATAAGCCCACTGAGAGCATGGGTAGAATCCAGAATGGATATTACAGGGGTGATTTAAAATGTATGCTTATACAGAAAAAGAAAATATGGACACCGGATAACAGCTTTTTGCTGGAATATCACGCAAGGATAGAATCAGGTGAAATTCTTGTAGGTCAAGAGTTGTGGCAGGAACTTCAAAATCTGAAAGAAGATTTTCTGAACGATGCATTCTATTATGATACCAAAGATGCACTGCTTAGAATCGACTTTATGGAGCGTTGTGTGCGGCTGACAAAATCACCGTATTACAATAAGCCGATGGTTTTGATGTTATGGCAGAAAGCCTTTATTGAAGCTGTTTACAGTTTCAAAATGTCTGAAACGACTTTTGACAGATTCAAAAAGATAATTTTACTGATCGCCAGAAAGAATACCAAAAGCGAAACTTGTTCTGCATTAGGTTTATCAGAATTGATAGTAGGAAATCAAGGTGCTGATATTGTTTGTTCTTCCAATGACGATAATCAGGCAAGCATTACATATGACGCAATTGATACTATGCGGAGATTGATAGATCCAAATGATCAGGATACAAAGAGAAATCAGAGATTTATTTTAAATAAGGCTAATGGCAGTAAGATCTTCAAGCTGTCAGATAAGACAAGAAATAAAGAGGGACGTAATATTGATTTTGCCATTGTTGACGAAACCCATGAAATGAAAAATAATGTCATAGGTAAGTCAATAGAACAGTCACAAAGCCTGAAAGATAATCCTAAATTTATAAATATAACTACAGAGGGATTTATAATCGACGGTTATCTTGATGATGAACTCAGAAAAGCCCGTGCCGTTATAAATGGTGAAGATGATTCACTCAGCGGTCAAAGATTATTGCCATGGCTTTATACTCAGGATTCTGAAAATGAAGTATGGCAGGACAAGAGGACATGGGTAAAAAGTAATCCTACTCTTGGTATTATCAAGAAATGGGATTATCTGGAAGAGCAAGTGGAAGTTGCGAGAAAGTCTAAGGCTGACAGGATTTTTGTTTTATCAAAGGATTTCAATATCAAGCAAAATTCTGTTGAAACATGGCTGAACTTAGAGGATTACGACTATGAAGCTGTTTACGATCTGGAAGATTTTCGTGGTCATATTTGCATTGGTGCAGTTGACTTGTCAGAAACTACAGACCTTACGTGTGCTAAGATCTTGATGATGAAACCGGGTGACAATATTAAATATATACATACCATGTATTTTATACCCGAATCAAAGCTTGAAGATTCTGATGACTGGAATGCCGGAGCAAGATATAAGGAATGGGCTAAAAAAGGCATTCTGACAATTACAGAAGGAAATGATATTGATTTATCTGTTGTTGCCGATTGGTTTTATCAGCTGTACAAGCAGTATGATATTAAACTTTGGAAATGTGGATATGATCAGAGATTTTCAAAGGATTGGATCACAAGAATGGATATGTACGGCTGGACAAAGGAAAATGAAGATCTTATCTTGATTTTGCAGAATGCTCAAACCTTGTCCAATGCCTTGAAACTTTGTGAAGCGGATTTAAAACACCAACTTATAAACTACAATCAAAACGAGATGGACAAGTGGTGCTTTAAAAATGCAGGAATAAAAGTAGATGATCATTCTCAGTGTCTTTGTGTAAAAACTGAATCTTCAAAAAGAATTGACGGTTCAGTTACATTGATAATTCTTTATGAAATGTACAGAAGATACCGAACCGATTTCAAACAGATTATAGGGATATGAGATGAAAGGTGGTGATCGATTTGGGGTGGCTTGACCGAATATTTAAAAAATCAAACAAAAAAATGTCATACGCACAGATGCTTAACGGATACACACCCATTTTTTCACAGTTCGGAGACAACATTTTTGCAAGTGACGTAGTTCAGCAGTCAATAAATTGTATTGTTATGGAAATGAAAAAGCTGAATCCTCAGCACGTAAAGGAGAATGGAGGGGACTCTACTCCTATTAATAGTGACAGGCAGCGAGTACTGAATAATCCAAATCCTATCATGACAAAGAGTGATTTCCTTGAAAAGGTCACATGGATGCTGATGCTGCATTATAACGCCTTTATCATCCCTGTTTATGATGCTTGGCATGATGATAAAGGCAATGAACACAAAAATTATCATGCTCTATATCCTGTACATCCTGCAAATGTTGAGTTCATTGAAGATGCGTCCGGAAAAATATTTGTAAAAATGCGTTTTGCCAATACGTATGAAACGACTCTTCCTTATAATGATGTTATTCATCTGAAATACCGTTTTTCTGTAAATGAATTTATGGGCGGTGATGAAACCGGAAACCCTGATTATTCTGCACTCCTCAAAACATTGCAGATAAACGAAGATCTTATGAATGGCGTTAGTGCTGCTATGAAATCCAGTTTTGCAATTAACGGCGTTGTTAAATTTAACACAATGATGGACGATGGCAAAACAGAATCGGCTTTAAAAGAACTGGAAGATAAGATCTTGCACAGTAAAAGCGGATTTCTTCCATTAGATCTGAAAGCAGAGTTCATACCTATCAAAAAAGAAGTTAAATTAGTTGATGCTGATACTCTTAAATTTTTAGATGAAAAAATTCTAAGACATTTCGGTGTACCTCTTGCTATTTTAACAGGTGATTATACTCCTGCACAGTATGAAGCGTTCTATCAAAAAACGCTGGAACCAATTATTATAAGCTGGTCGGATGAATTTTCAAGAGTTTTATTCAGTGATAGAGAAAGATCATTTGGAAACAAAATACGATTTTTCCCTAAAGATCTGATTTTTATGAGTGTAGATCAGACGCTTGAAATGGTTAGGTTGCTTGGTGACAGTGGAAGTCTTTATGAAAATGAAAAGCGTGTGGCATTTGGTCTGCATCCATTGCCCGAGCTTGCAGGAAAACGAATGCAGTCTCTTAACTATGTTGATACAAGTATTGCAGATAAATACCAGATAGGCAAGAGCAGTGAAGGGGGTGTTGAAGATGCCAAAGAATAGAGCATTAAAGCCGGAACTGATAAGGCGCAATTATTCTTTTGAAATCAGAGCTGAAGAAAATGAATCCGGCAGTGTTATTTTAGGCAGACCTATAGTTTATGACAGTAAAACAGATCTTGGTCGGTTCGATGAAATTATCGAACGTGGCGCATTAGATAATGCTGATCTGACAGATGTAAGATTTTTAGTAAATCATGATACAAGCATGATCCCACTTGCAAGATCCAGAAAAGATACAGAAAGTTCAACGATGCAGCTTACTGTTGATAATGATGGCATGGGTATAAGAGTAATTTTAGATACTGAAAATAATTCAGAAGCCAGAGCGCTGTATAGTGCGATTAAGCGTGGAGACATTACAGGAATGTCATTTATGTTTGGGATCAGTGATGAAGAGTGGGAAAATATTGATTCTGATCATCCAACAAGGCATATTCGTGCCATAAGTGCAGTTGTGGAAGTAAGTGCGGTTACGTTTCCGGCGTATGAGAGCACTGAAATAAATGCGAGGGATAAGAATGCGCTTCAAAATGCACGGTCAGCAGTAGAAGCAGCAAGACGATCTCAGCAAACATCGGTAGATACTGATGAATTAGAACTATTAAAACTCAAAACAAAAATTTTAGGAGGTATGTAATTTATGAGAAAAAAAGTACTTACAAAAAGATTGCTTAGACTTCAGAAAAAGAGGGATGACCTTACAGCAAGAGCGCTTGCATCTCAGGACGCAGCCGAAGTAAGAAGCATCAATGAGCAGCTTGAAGAGGTGAAAGCAGAAATTGAAGAAACACAGGAAGAGCTTGATTCTTTGCCTGATGATGAACCGACTGGGGATCCTATGTCAAATCCAAATGACGGCGGAGAACAGCGCCAGAATGTTCCATTAAATGCAGAATTAAGAGGCGGCAATCCGCTTGCGTCTTATAATATCAGTTCTGTTACAGGTGAACAGCGTGAAAATGTATCACCATATGCAAGTATGGAATATCGTCAGGCGTTTATGAACTATGTTCAGAGGGGCACACCGATTCCGGCTGATATTATTACAAGAGCCGGTGGTGATCCGGGCCCCGCTGTAACTGCTGATATTGGTGCGATAATCCCTGAAACTATCATGAACGAATTCATTCAGGAAGTTTCTAAGGTTTATGGTCAGATCTATTCAAAGGTTCGTAAGATGAATGTGCGTGGCGGTGTGAAGTTCCCGATCAGCAAATTGAAAGCTAATTTCAAGTGGATAAATGAGACAAAGCCGAACAATGTTTCTGAAAGACAGAAGCCCGGTGACATTAAGGAATTTATCACATTTGAGTATAACATTGGCGAGATACGTGTATCTGAAACACTGCTTGCACAGGTCGTTTCACTTTCTTTATTTGAAAGCGAGATCACCAGAATAATGGTTGAAGCATATGTGGGAACAATGGACAAGGTTATCATTTCCGGCACTGGTGAAGGTCAGCCGCTTGGTATTACTGTTGATCCTCGTGTAACTGGTAATAAGAACAATATCATTGAAATGACTGATTTGGAATTCAGTGACTGGACAATGTGGAGAAAGAAGCTGTTTTCAAAAGTTCCGCTTTCAAAGCGTGGTCAGGGTGAATTCCTATTTCCGGCATCTACTGTTGAAAGCTATCTGCTGTCAATGAAAGACGATAATAGCCGTCCGCTGTTCCGTGAAGCAACTGATCTCAGTATGGGCAATACTGCTGGTTCATTTTTTGGTCGAAGTGTTACTTTAGTTGAACCTGATGTTATTGCTGATTTTGACACAGCAGCAGCAGGTGATATTATCGGTATTTTCTGGGTACCTAATGATTATGCGATCAACACGAATTTACAGTTTGGCATGAAGCGTTGGTTTGATGATGAAACTAATGAATGGGTAAACAAGGGACTGACAATTGTTGACGGTAAAATTCTTGATGCGTCCGGTTGCTATTTGATCAAAAAGAAAGTTGCCGTAAAAGCATAAGAATATTTATTCATTTAATGTAAATAAAGGAGGTGGTCTACATGTAGCGATTTAAGAAAACAGGATTTTAAAACAGTATCAAGTTTGCGAAAATTAAAAAAATTATCAGGAGGTATTATTTATGGAATACGCAAGCAAAGGTGTAGCAAATGCAGGTCTTACAACAGGAATTATTGGCAGCGCTCTTGGGCTTCTTAATGGTGGCGGTATTGGAAATTTGTTTGGTGGTGTAAACCCTATGACAGCCGCAGCTGTTTGCTCTGAAAACACCCCTACAACAAGATATGAACTGGAACAGGAGAGAAAGATCAGTCAGTTGCAGTCTGAAAAGGATATGCTTCTTTCAGACCAGAGAACAGATGCAAAGATCCTTGATTTGTACAAGTATATGGAGGAGCAGTTTACAAAGGATCGTGAAAACGTATCTGCACGATTTACAGCTACAGGCCGTGAAATAGCTGATCTTGCAGCAAATCAGGCTGTAGTAAATCAGCGTGTTACTGATAATCTATCGTTTGTAGATTCTAAGATCAATAATGTTTACAAGGATATGGATTGCGGTTTTCGTGCATTGTATAAGGAGATCGAGTGCAAGACACTGCCACTTGAAAAGAAAGTCCCTATGGATAGCATTTGCCCTCAGGTTATGCCACGTTACAATAGCTGGACAGCTCCTACATCAACTGCACCTACTACACCAACTACCACCGGCTAATAGCTAAAGTGGAATAATCAAATAAGTCTGAGAGGACAAGTCCTCTTTTCCTCTCAGGCTTAAATATTTAGGAGGATACGGAAAAATGCAGGCAACTAAGCAACATATAGTAAATGGTCTTGTAAAGTATTCAAAGAATGAGATCATACCTAAGATCTCAGATAAAGCATTTAAAATCATCGTAAGCGCTGCAACGACTATGATAGAATTTCACCCGGAGATCATAACCAAATATCTTGACAACGAAATGATCTCATCAATACTTATGGAAAACGGCGGCTTTTATGATATTGATATTGTGGTTGAAACACTTGAAAAGACTCTGGAAGAATATGGCGATTTTTCATTAAAGATCCCTGGAATAAAGTTCATTTCACCCGAAGAAAAGGTACTTAACTTTACAGCAGCAGACATCAAGAAATTAAAAACATATATTACAGGAGAATTATGATGAATAAAGATGAACTTTTTAAGCAGCTCCCTGAAACATTGAAAGAAGAACTGCATGATGTTTTTAAATACATTGATATGTCCAGAGCTGTTGACAATGACGGATATTCTCAGATCTTCCGAGATATTGCACATGAAGAATATTTTCACGCAAAACATATAAAGGATATTATTCTTGATCATGGTGATAGTATACCAAATATCAATGAGATAAACACTCTTTTCGTTAAGGCTGAAAATATGCTTAAAGATTCGTAACGTATTAAATTCTAAGGAGGAATCACGTATGACCGATGAAGAACTATTACAGAAAGTAAAGACTGGGCTGGGTATCACAGGTACATATCAGGATGAAGCGCTGAAAATCTATATTGAAGATGTAAAAGAATTCCTTGTCGAAGCAGGCGTACAGCATGAAATCGTAAATAGTTCTGAATCGGTAGGCGTGATAATCCGTGGCGTTTCGGATTTGTGGAATTACGGCATGGGTACGGCTGAACTTTCTCAATACTTTATTCAGCGTGCAGCTCAGCTGAGTTATAAGCGTAATAAAGAAGCAGATTTGGAGTGATCGGATGGCAAATTACAGACCGAATGTACCTTTTAATGTCCCTATGTTTTTATTTGCGCCGAAAATAGAGGTCATAAAAGGTGTAGCAAAGAAGATATACCCGGATAACGGTGATTTGATCTATTGTTCTTTCCGTACATTTGGCGGTACAGAAAGTAAATCAAATGGTGTTCTGGTAGTAGAAGATACGGCGATCATTGAAACCTGGTACAGACCTGATATTAAGTCGGACTGTATTTTAAAGAATGAAAATGGTGATTCATATGAGATCTTAGGCACTCCTGAAAATATCAATATGAGAAATCAGATAATGAAGTTTAAGATCAGGAAAGTTTCCGGTGGTGTTTGATGGGTAAGAAAAACAGAATTGGCTTACAGTTAGACGGATGGGAGCATTTACTTAAAGCAATTGAAAGAGCTGGCGGTGAAAAAGCTTTGAAAGAAGCTGTTGAGGATGCTTTGATTTCTTCTAAAGATGCTGTTAATGACAAAATTGAAAAGGCTATGGTGAAATCAAATCTACCAGCAGGAGGAAAATACAGTATAACACCTCATACAATAGATTCATTAAGGCGCGATAGTCAAGTAGATTGGAGTGGCTATACTGGTGAAATCAAAATTGGATTTGAATTAAAAGACTCTGGTCTTACATCAATTTTTTTGATGTATGGTACTCCACGACATAAGCCGCCCATGAATAAAGTTCCTGGTTTATATGAAGCTATTTATGGTAAGAAAACCAAAAAAGAGATACAGGAGATACAAAAGGAAGTTATTAGTGATTACTTAGAAAAGTATATATTTGGATGGTGATATATGGAAGATCTATTAATAAAAATTCTATCAGAATTCGGTTATCCTGTTCGCCGTCAAGGTAGCTTTTTAGAAACAGAAAAATATCCGAACCATTTTTTCACATTCTGGAATATATCAGCGGATGGTGACGGGTTTTATGATAACGCTGAACATTTCATAACATACGAATATGATGTAAATTTCTATTCTGTTGATCCAGAAAAGATTTACATTGTTTTAAGAGAAGTAAAGAAACGACTGCGGAATTGTGGTTTTGAATCATGGGGCGATGCTCACGATGTAGCGAGCGACGAACCTACACATAGTGGAAGAGGGATCACGGTTTCATATTTAAAGGAGGAATAATTATGCCGGAAAGCAATGCAAACAGCATATTTGAATTTCGTGGAATTGAAGATCTGTACTTTGCAGAAATACTCAAAGATACAGAAACAGAATACGAAACGGGTACGCCAAAGAGACTGAGTTATGTTGCAACAATTTCAAAAGAAGTTGAGACTTCAAGTGAAACTCATTTTTACGACAACAAGGGTATGATCGTAATCAACGCTAAAGGCGCTGAGACATTTACTCTTACTGTAGCACCGCCATCACTTGGCATTTTGGCTGAAATAACAGGACAGGCATTTGATGCAAGCCTCGGCATGATGATAGAAGGTTCGATCAAGCCAAAAATGTTCGCAATAGGCTATAAGACAAAGGGTACTGACGGTTTCTGGAGATATGTATGGAAGTATAAGGGTCAGTTCGCTGTACCATCAGAAGAGGTAAGTACAGAATCCGACTCTATTGATACTACCAATACGGAGCTTACATATACGGCAGTATCAACGATTCATAAATTCCCATATACAAATACTCTTGGTGGTTCTGTAGCTTCAAACATTACAGACAATGCGTCCGGAATCGTAATTGATGAGCGTTATGGATTTATGACAGAAGATCTTAAGAATAAATGGCATGAATCTGTAAAGACACCGGAAGATATCAAGACTGCGATCAGCGGCTCATAATTTAAATCTGGAGGATATAAAACATGGAATTGACACTGAATATTTATAAGGACGGCAAGGAAGTTGAAAAGACTTATAAGGCTTCTGAATTTGATCTGATGTGGGGAACTATTGAAGATCTTATTTCAATAATCGATATTGATAAGCTTGAAGATGAGGCCGAACTTGCCAAAATGTTTTTTGGAGTACTGCCGCAAGTCAAGCCACTGCTGAAAGAAATTTTCCCCGGACTTACTGATTCTGAAATAAGAAAAACCAAAGCCAAAGAGCTGGTACCAGTGTTTATAAGCTCATTAAAATATGCGTTTTATGAAATAGGAAGAATTGAGAATAAATCGGGAAACTGATCGAGGACGGAGATCAGCCGTCCTTTTACGAAAGTCTCTTTGATATTACGGTGTCATTATGTGAGAGGTTCACGGATTTAAACCCTATAAAGCTTAGAATGTATCCGGCGCATGAAGTTATTACACTTGTGCGCCGCACGTTAGATTATACTGAGCAGAAAAAGCGGAAGAAAAAACCTCGAAAAATAATGCGTCCTGCTCCTGACACATGGTTTTAAGGCGGTGAATATATGGCAAAAAAGACAACTGAAACTACAACAAAATTTAAAGTTGATATATCCGAATTAAAAAAAGAACTGCGAGATGCTAATAGAGCAATTATGCTTACCAATTCAGAATTTAAAAATTCTGTTGCTGGTATGGATGATTGGAGAGATTCTGCTGATGGAGTAAGTGCTAAGATCACGCAGCTTACAGATGTAAATAAAAATTATAGTAAAATTCTTGAAGAAGTTTCCAAACGCTATGAAGATGTTGTGGAAGAAGAAGGCGAGGAGTCTGAATCAGCACAAAATCTGAAAATACGAATGAATAATCTGGAAGCTGCTATCAAGGGTAATAAAACCGCTATTGACAAATATACTCGTCAATTAAGTGATATGGAATCAGAAGCAGATATTGCGAAAAATACTGCTGATGATTTATCTGATAGCTTCGAAGATAATAGAACGGCGTCACAGAAACTTCAAGATGAGATAAAGGATCAGAAGAAACAGCTTAATAATCTTAAAACTGAATATTCAGATGTAGCATTAGAGCAAGGTAAAGATTCTGATGCTGCAAAAGAATTGCAAGGCAAAATTTCTTTGCTAAATTACGAACTTGAATCGAATGAGAAAAAGTTGTCTGATTCTGCATATGCTGCTGAAAATTTTTCTGATAATATAAAAGATGCAGATGGTTTAGCAAATAATGTTTCAAATGCCACTGAGAACTTGTCTGACAATATAAAAAAAGTAGATGATACAGCAAGCAATTCAGCAAGCGGCGGTATTTCTTCTTTTAAAATAGCACTCGGTAAATTGGCAGCAGATGGAATATCAGCTATAATTGGTGCGTTAAAAGATATGGTCACAGAGCTTGTAAATGTTGAAGGTGTTTATGATAACTTTCAGATTCAAACAGGTGCAAGCACTGCTGAAATGGGAAAGTTTCAGACACAGATAGATGATATATACAAGAGCGGTGCAGGTGAAAGCATTGAGGATATTTCAAGTGCAATGGCAAACGTTGCACAGAACACAAAAGAAGTTGACCCAAGTAAAATAAAAGATCTAACAGAAAACGCTATTACATTAAGAGATTCATTTGGATTTGATGTTCAGGAATCCATGCGAGCAGTAAATATGCTTATGGATCAGTTTGGTATTACAGGCGAAGAAGCATTTAATCTGATAGTTCAGGGCGCTCAAAATGGACTTGATAAAAACGGTGATCTTCTTGATTCTATAAATGAATATGCTGTTCATTACAAACAGCTTGGATATGATGCAGATGATTTCTTTAATTCTCTTGCTAATGGTACAGAAGCAGGTACATTCAGCGTTGATAAGTTAGGCGATGCCATGAAAGAATTTGGCATAAGAACAAAAGACACTGCTACAAGTACTGTTGAGGGTTTTGAACTTCTCGGATATAGTTCTGGAGCAGCAGCGGAAGAGATCTCAAAAACACAAACAGAAATTGAAAAGCTTGAGAAGAATCTTCAATATGCTCAAATGGAGCAAGAAGGATTTAATGAGAAAACAAGTGAATTGACTCGACTTAAAAATGCTGAAAAAATCGAAGAGTATTCTGTTGCACTTGAAGATGCTAAGAGCAGACTTTCTGATTTAAAAACTGAGAGTAATGATTCTCGTGGCAGTATTCAGGCGTTGCAGGATAAATTTGCTGAGGGTGGAGAAGCTGCACAAGCAGCAACAAGAGAAGTTTTAGCGGCTTTATTTGAGATGGACGATAAAGTCAAGCAAAATCAAGCCGGAGTTGATCTTTTTGGTACTATGTGGGAAGATCTTGGTATTGAGGGTGTAAAGGCTCTTATGGATACCAACGGTGAACTTACTGCTTCTAAAGAAAGCATGGAAGAGATAACAAAGATCAAGTATGATAATGTTACTACTGAAATCGCATCTATTGGCAGAACATTCAAAACAGATGTATTAGCTCCTATCGTACAAAAAGCTTTACCGAGTATAAAAAAAGCGTTGGAATGGGTAACTGATAATCTTGATGATCTTGTTTCTTATGGTAAAACTATTGCAACTGCTATGGCAACGGCATTTGCAGTAAAAAAGGTAATTAAGTTTGGATCAACTGCTGTTAAGACCATAAAAGAGATAAAGACAGCTACTACAGCTTTTAAATTATCAAGTGTAGCAGGAATTGTGGAAACTGCTATAAGTGGTATTATTGGCGGTGTTGTTTCACTTGGATTGAAATACAAAGAATTATCTGATGAACACGCTGCGGCGATGGAAGAAATGCGTGAAAAAGCACGTAATCTTACAGAAGCACAGCAGGAACAGCGTGATGCTCTTCAAGAAACTGCTGAAGAATGGAATAATTTACAGGAATCAAGTAAAACATCGGCTCAATCTGCTGATCAACGTGTTAAAGATCTTAGTGAAAGCCTTCTGGAACTTGTCAATGCCGATGGAACTATAAAGAAAGGCTCAGAGGAAAAAGTTACAGGCATTATTGATGAAATAAATTCTCTTACAGGTTCATGCCTTGGTCTTTCCGATAATCTCATCACAAAAAATGATGAAGTGCTTGGTAGCTATGATAAGTTGGAACAATCGCTTGATAATATAATTCAGAAAAATACTGTACTAAGCTATATTGATGCATACAAAGATCAGTATGAAACTGCATTGGGCGAAGTAAGTAATAGAGAAAAAGATTTAAAAGATGCTATGTATGCTATAGAAACCGAGAGGGGAAAACGAGAAGCTGCACAGAGAGAATTTTCAGAGGGTTACAGATTGCATCAAAGCGGTGATAAAGAATTTGCTGAATGGGACTACTTTAATCGTCTTGCAGAGATGCAAAATACTATATCCGATTCTCTTGAAAGAGAGAAAGAATTACGCAAGAGTCTTATTGTGGCAGAAACTAATCAGGCGGAGCAGAATTCTATGATGGATAATTATTCTACACTTCTTGCTCTTGCTGAACAAGAAAATTATGAAGAGGCAGATGAGATAATTCAAAAGCTTAATCATGGATTTATTGATGCTGCAAGCGCACCTGTGGAAGTTTTGAGAGAACAGTATAAAGCGGCAGAACAAGAATATTCAGAACTAAGAGCTCTTAGACAAAAAAACAGTAAAGCAGTTTCAGAGGAAAGGCTTGAAGATGCAAGAACCTATAGTGAACTTACTAAGAAAGAATATGAACTTGCCGTGGAAGGTGTTGCAGAATCTATAAATAATGGAAAGCCTTTAGTAAATAGTGCTTCAAACAGTCTTGGCGAAGAAATGCTTAATGCATATACTGATTCATTGAAGAAGAATCTTTACTTAGCGTATGATGCTGCAACTGACATTTCTGATGAAACCAGAGATGCACTTAAAACGTTAGATCCAAATGATATTGGTCGCTGGATAGATCAGGGAGTAGCTGACGGAATAATAGATAATCAATGGAAAGTACAAAATGCCGCCGCCGCAGTAAGTTCCGGTGTAGATGCTATGATCAGAAATATTTTTGGTATAGCCAGTCCATCAAAAGTCATGAAAAAATATGGTGGTTTTATTGCAGAAGGACTTTCAATTGGCATTTCCAACGGTGTAAAAGATGTCGTGAAGTCGGCTAAAAATATGAGCAACAAAGCACTGTCAGCTCTTAAAACAGATCTGAATATAAACGGTATAGCATCAAATTTATCTGGTGTTGCCAATCAGCTAAACGAGAAAGCAGATGGAATAAGAAGCAGTGGTAACATCATAAATAACTACACATTCAACCAGACAAATAATAGTCCAAAGGCTCTTTCAAATTTTGATATTTACAGACAGTCTAAAAATCTTCTTAATGCAAAGGGGGCGTAATTTATGTATTTTGTCAAAACCAATACTATTGATTTTGCAAACGATAAAAATTTTTGCATTTACAAAATAGATGGATTATGCCCGCCATCAGCCGCATTGAATTTTAGCACAATTGCAAATGTAGACGGCAAAGTCTATAACTCAGGAAGAATCAATGAAAGAAACATAGTTCTTTACATCAAGATATATCCAGATGTAGAAACTAACCGCAACATTTTGTATCAGCATTTCCCTATAGGTCAAAAGATACGTCTTTTCTATAAGAATGGTATTCACAATGTATATATAGATGGCTATGTAGAAACATTTGAGTGTGATTTTTTTACAAATAACGAAGTTGCGCAAATTTCTATCATCTGCAATGACCCGTATTTCAAAACGGTCAATAGAGAATCTGTTACATTATCTGTTGTTCAATCGTATTTTGAATTTCCGTTTTCTATACCTATGGGTGATCCTATTGTGATTTCTGATAGAAATTTCTACGTATCTAAAACGCTGAATCCCGGTCTTATACCAACAGGTATAATAGCAGAATTTGAATCTATAGGCGATGGCGTGCGTAATCCATGGCTAACAAATACAACTACTAATCAAACGCTAAAACTGATCGGTTCAGATGGCGAACTCGATATCGGAGAAAAAATAATCGTAAATACCAATAAACATAATTTGTCTATTACAAAGGTATTTGCAGACGGCAGTACAAAAAATATTTTGAACGCAATGGATGAAAACTTTCAATGGATACAGCTTGTGCCCGGAGATAATAACTTAAGATATGGAGCAGATCGAAATGTTGAGAATCTGATCGTAACTATAAGCTTTGAGAAGCTTTTGTTGGGAGTGTAATGTTTTGAAATTATATATTTTAAATAAATCATTTCAGCGTGTTGCAGTTATAGATCAATATTCGTCATTGATATGGACTAAGCGATATTGGGATTGCGGTGACTTTGAACTGTATATTCCTGCCGAACCAGCTTTGCTTAAATACTTGCAAAAGGACTACTATGTTCGGAGAGAAGATTGCGAAAGCACAATGATAATTAACCGCATTGAAATAAAAACAGATGCTGAAAATGGTAATTATTTTACAATATCGGGTAAAAGTGCAGAATCTATCTTGTCATACAGAGTTGTTGCAAACGGCGGTGGATTTGCTACTAATAATGCATCATTTATGTGCAATCGTCTGATAATGCTTGAAATAAACAGATTGGAAGTAAAATACGCAGACAGGGAAATTGATATTATAAAAAATATTGATTACATGCCTGAGTATGTGGATTACTTGATCTGGAACACTTTTGAACGTGAAAATTTACTCACAGCAGTATTTTCACTATGCAAACAGCATGGGTTCAGCTTTAAGTTTGTTCTTACAGAAAATAATGATGGGTTTGATATACATTTTTACAAGGGCGTAGATCGTACTGCTGGGCAAACTGAAAATGCATCTGTGATCTTTTCGCCGATATACTATAATTTGATCAATTCTCAATATGTATTGGATGCATCAAATGATAAAACAATGGCATTTATTGCAGGTGAGGGCGAGAACGATTCAAAAGTGCTTGTTTGGACTCATAAAACATATGATACCACTCAGGAACACAATGTGCCAAAGCAGCTTGACAGGCGTGAGATCTTTGTTGACGCAAATAATTTGAAGCCTAAAAAAGATGATGGACAGGCAATGTCTTTTGATGAATATATATCACTTTTGAGGGCAAAAGGAAAAGAAAAGTTATTTGAAAATGAGATGATAGAAGGTCTTTCCGCTGAGGTTGATACAACTTTGCAGTTTGTATATAAAAGAGACTGGGATCTTGGCGATATTGTTAGCGTTGAAAACGAGTACGGTATGAGAGCTTCATCAAGAATAATTGAAGTTATAGAAGTTGATGATGCAAACGGTTATAGAATAACCCCGACTTTTTTAGAATGGGAGATGATTTAAATGTTAGAGTACGGTTTTTTTGACAGTATAAACGGCGATAGACGATACAATTCTAAAAACTTTTCAGATCATTTTGAAGGACTTATCAGCGGCGGCGTTTACGGCTATGTGGGAGAAAAGTTGAAAGTAAGTCCCGGGGACGGCATGAATGTTATTGTTGGTACAGGGCGTGCAATGATATTGAACCGATATGTGAAAAATACATCATTACTGTCGATAGATGTTTCTTCAGCTGATTCACAATATCCCAGATCTGATGCAGTTGTTGTAGGTATAGATCTGAATGAGCGCATTGGAGAAATCAAGGTTATACCGGGCGTGCCTGGTGAAGCAGCTGAACGTCCTGAAATTCCATCTGGTGAAAATATGCAGTACTATGTATTAGCATACATACGCATTGACGCTAATACTACAAGCGTTCCTGTTGAAAACATCTATGATATGCGAGGTACATCGGAATGCCCTTGGGTAGTTGGTCTTATAGATCAGATAGACGGCAGCGGCATGGCAGATCAGTATCGTGCAATGATAGATAAGTTTGAAGATGAGTCAAAGGCGGCTGTAGATAATGCTATCGGGTCGTTTGAAACAGATTCTCAGGAAGTAATAGGCGAATTTGAAAGGAAAGGGCAGGAAGCAATAAACGCTCTTGTTCATGATCCTGCAATCAGTGCAAACATACAAGAAGTTATTGACGCCCGGACAAGCAGCATATCCGGCGAAGAGTTTTCCACCCTTTCTGAAAGACTGGAATCGGATTTTGCAAACTTAAAGAATGTGATGCAAGCTGTTGAAGTAATGTCATCATACATTGTAGTTAATATAGAACGTGGCGATAATACAGAAATTAAATATTACGCAGATGATACACTGCGCATTACTGGCGTAGGCAGCGTAAATGAAAGAGTGTTTGAACATAGAGAGGATTTCGGAGCAGCAGAAATCAATATCGGCGGCGATGTAGGTGTTGAAGCATTCGGCGGCTGTACAAATTTAAATATGGTAACAGTTGATTGTAAGAAAATATGTGACAGAGCATTCTGGGGTTGCCCTAAGCTTCATTCCCTGACGATCGGAAAATCAGTATCAGAAATAGGCTCGGGAATCATATCTAACAGTGCATTTTATATTCCTAATGGTGTACGAATTAAGTACA